TGGATGGAATCAAAAAATTGTCCAACCTCATCATCAGATTTAAATGTACCGGCTCGATCTATTTCTTTGAGTTTTTTATCAGATGCATCTATTGTTTTAGATAATTGATCTAAATAAGTAAGATACTCTGCTAATATGTCTTCTTGTTTTTCGTTTTTACGCATTAAATTGAAAGTAGTAAATCCTAAGATTACCACTAATACTGATAGGGAAGATATTAATACTATTTCTATCATAAACTGTTTAACATGTTTTTTAAACCTTCACTTTTCATTGAACCAAGTGCTTTGGTTTTTACATCCAATTTTTTAGCCTTAGGTTTGTCTAAAACTTCTTCATTGAATTTAGAAAGCCATACTTGTTCGAATTCGATTCTTGCTGCCATTAAGTCTGCCTGATGAATTATAAATATCATAGAAGTTCGAGGTTTTTGCTCTGGCATGTAATTTTTTAAATAAGGCTCATTAGCTTGATCATATAACCCATCATGTAATTTGATAGTCATCCATTCGTTTTCAGTAAGCTTAATATCATGATCAACAAGTAATTTGATAGATCTGTCTGGGACTGACATATAGGCTAATTTTTTATTGTATTGATACATTTCACCTAAATTCTTTTTTCTCCAATCATCTTTAGATGGTAAATAAGCCATTTCTTCACCATTACCCATTTTACCTAAATCATGATTCATAGCAGAAAATACAAGTTCTTCAATGGTATAATTTTGTTCTGTACCAAATTCAACCCATGTTTTATTTATAGCTAAAGCACCTTCTATAACTCTATTAACATGATCAATGTAACCACCTGGGAAAGCATTGTGATAAGCTGTTTTATGTGATGCTGGCATTAATACAAGATCATCTTCGAATTTCTTGTAAAATGCTAATACTTTTTCTTTTCTAGGATCTGAAATATAGGTATTAATGTAACCTAAAAATTTCTCCCAATTTGACTGGATTTGTTCTGCTGTTAGACTCATTATGCTTCTCTTTCTACTATATCCATAATATCCTGGAGGGTTTCTTTGATTTCAATTTGAGTGTCATTATACTCTCTTTGAGTTCCGCCTCTATTAACATTCATATCTTGTCTCTGGATTAGACCATTTAATCTACCTAATCTACTTTGAAGTAATTTTTTATTTCTCATAACTTTATTTAATTGTAATAGGGTGTTCCTTATAATCCCGTGTGTCACCTTGTCACACTTTTTTTATTATACGTTTTTTCAAACCCCGTGATGGGAATATACAATATTAGGATTTCGACTCCAAATTATCTTCAAGATACTTTTGAATTTTCACTAAAAAAGCACATTTTTCGTATTCTTCTCGCTCTTCAAAAAAGGATATTGATAATTTTAATGATGTGTCTAAATAATCATCATGTTGAATTGTTAAACTACCTTGCCATATTTCTTCATCTATTTTACAATCTTTAATATAACTCCAGGCTCTATGGTGGGCTATGTATTCTCCTACTTCATCCATACCATCCATCCCAAAATCATCTTTAGGAGTTTTAAACATGTTAATAAGTTTCTTCTGGAATACATGTTGGTTTAAGATAATTTTTTTATACATTCCAACTTTATAGGTTGGTGTTTTTTCAAAATCAGCCATATTAATAGTAGAGGGTGATTCATCAGTGTATTTTTTATCGTCACCTCCAAATAGATTAAATATGTGGTTTATGTTCATGTCCGTAATAAATATAATAATATTACAATACATGCCAAATTAAATTAAAGAAAAAAACGTCATATGTGACTTGGATATGACTAAAAGGTTACGTATATTTATGGATATGATAAAAAATGTAATAACACTTATAGGAATAATGTTGATGGTTAGCTGTTCTACTACAGAAACAGTTACTACACCATCAATAAGCAGAAAAGCAATTATAGAGGGAAATGAAGTTACATTGATAACAACACATAAAATTTCCCTATCTCAATATAATGAGACTAAAAAAAACTACGGTTTAGTAGTAATTAAGGGGAATTAATTTCTAAATTCTTTACTTAATTGTTCTAATGCTTGGGAGTATTCTACTCTTTCTAGTTTGGTAAGCGATGCATACCATTTAGGGAAATCTCCTCCTTTAATTTGCATCAACTCTTCTTTTAGGTCTCTCATCATATTTTAATTTATACATACGTGTATACTATACATAGTGTTTTCCAAGTTTTTCAATTGCCTCTTGTGCTTCAACGAGTGGTATGTCAAAAAATTCTCTGTTTTGATTTACGCGGTAAGTTTCTAATTCTCGATGGACTTCTTGTTCTAATTGCTCGCCATTAAAGCATTGAAATGCCCATTCTACTTTATATGGTAAAGCTACTCCCGTGGAGGCACTAATTTGTTTTGCTCGTGTGTGTGGATCATTTTTTGTGTAGCCTATTTTGAGCATATTAGGTAAAGCAGGATTTGATAATATATAAACCCATTGATCAGCGTTACCTCTATTCGCGTACATGTCTTTACGTCTGGAGGTGTAATATGTTATTTTATCCCACCCATCTTCGTCTTTGGTTAGAGTATAAAATCGGATAGGAGAGTCTATTAAGTCTTCGTCTAGACTGAAATATTTAGTGGCTTGCTCTACAGAAATTTTTTTAATATTGGGTTTGGACATTATCTCATTTTTTGTGAACGTGCATTACGTTCTGTTAAAACTTCACTTGAAACGATCTTATTATTGTGTTTTGGTGAAACTTTTCGGTTAGTTCCGTAAGCATATAAAGGACCTTCATACTCCTCACCTTGTATTCTTCTTTTACCGTCAAATGATCTAAAATCAGTTGGGGTAACTCTATGCCATCTGGATAATCCTGGCATGTATATTTCTAAATGTTTTGCCTCATTAAAGAGGTATTCCATTTTTTCTATGTTACCTGTTTTTTCCATTATATTACTATGATTGTAATTTGGGTTTCTATAGTTTCTTGAGGAGCTAAATCATCACTACTAGTATAATATACCCCACCTTCTGTATTGAAAGTAGTTTTAATAAAAATATTAATTTCATCACCCACCATTTCATTATCTAGTAAAAAGTTTTGTTTAGGTTTGTAATTATATTTTGAATATGAACCTATATATGAATTAGCTGCGGGACAATCTGAACACCAATGTTTAGGGATCTGGTAACCTGCAATATTATAAGGAGGATGAAGATCTATTAAATTATTTATAGTATAATTATGATTACCTATTGCAATTGGTGTATTCATAGATTGATCATTAAACCAACCTAAATAGCTATACATAGGAATCTGAAAACCTAAAGTATCAAATACTACCCAATAATCCGAATCAAACCCTGTTTCTATAAATGGAACACCGTCTGCATTACAATATTCTTCTGTTAATTCTGTTAATTGACCTTCAATTTGAAAATAATTTAACCCATCCCAAGCTATTTCATAATCACCATTAGAATTTGGGAGAATTTCTTGACCTTTATAAATTACTTTATAGGTACCATCACAATTACCATCACATAATTCTGGCCAAATTTTACTATGTTTGTAACAACTTGATAATACTAATACTAATAATATATAACTTAATGTTTTCATAACCTTTATTTTTTTATTTATGGGGTAAATATACGAACGATTTTTTGCTTCTCCAAATTTTACCATGGGAGATTTTTAATTATTATAACAATTGCTGCTGGCCATACTACTATTATGAATATTCTGGTGAATGTGTCATAAGATATTTCTTCTTGCAATTCAAATTCTATCCTATTTTTATAAGCAGCTAAATGCATATCTAAACAAAACATGATAATAACACCAATAAGTAAGTAGTATAATATAAACATAAACAATTTTCCATAAATATACGAACTTTATATGGGGGAGCCAAACATTATTGCGATTATTTTTCCAGTATATATTTTGTCGACGGTGAAGAATCCGTCGACGAAGAAGATTTTGAAACTCTCGGATTTTGATCCTTTTGGGCTAAATGGACTTTGGCATATAGGATATTTGTATATACCATTTCGATGGTAAAGGGGTGTATTTCTGCTAAACATACATTTACTTCTTTTTGCCGCATATCCACGCCTATATGGACATCAGCGTACATGGGGACTATATACATAATACGGCATACGTGCGGCCACACTAATATAATATATAATACGGTAAACATAAGAAATAATACCAGGGTAAGTACGGTGGAAATAAGTACACAGAACCCTCCACCGTCGTAGAGGGTACATGCGACCTTATTTATGCACGCAGGATAAGTACTAGTACTATCCTGGGCCAGTCATTGTTTATATGTTATCTGATAATCATTTGATGTGAATATACGAACCCCCCCTCGCTTCTCCACGCCTCCCCGCGCATTTCGTTATGAACATTCGTGAACACCCATGTTGTTCATATATATTTTTAAGGTAAGTTGAAAAGGGTTGGGGTGCTGGCAACAAGGGTTAACACCAGATGCATCTTATTCCAGCCGTGCCCATCATTGTTTATCACCTGCTTGTATTAAATTAGTATGTTGACCCCATGTTAACATTGTTGCCACTACGTTATTAATATTCTAATTATAATTTACATTATTAGTATCAGAATAATCAACAGCCATCTCATCAATAAGCATTTCAATCCTATTCATTTGAGTCTTCATATCAAATATCTCCATTTGCATATTACCCAGGTCTTCCTCCATATTAAACCACTTATCAAGCATATCAAATTCTCTTTGCTTTAAAGCATTATTTTCAGTAATCAACCACGTTGCCCCAGCAAACGAAAGTATAATTAATATCAACAGTATATTATTTGTTTTCATTATTATTTTTGTTTTAACTTAATTAAATACTCATTATATTTCAAGAACAACTCCCTACTAACCGAATCCACTTTACCATACATAATAGCAGACTTCATTATTCTATCCCTTTGTTCAATAACACAAGACTCAACATACTTAATATGCTGAATTTTCCTAACATACGGTATTTTACTCTTCTTCTTCATCCTCGACATTATTATCTGAATTATTACCCACCAAATACTTTTCCTCCCACCTATCCATATAGCCATCAATAAAACCTCTCACTATATTCCAGCCAATACCTAAAAACAAAGATATTATAAACGCTGAAAGCAATAACTGTATTATTTTAAATCCCATACACTCGGTTTTTTACGTTTAGCACGTCTAATTTTTTTCAATAAAGGTATATTAACATTATCCCAAAACGACCACCAATTACTCTTCGATTTCTTCGTCATGATACTCTGATTTCAAATACTTAAATTCCTCCTCTGTCATATCTGTTTCCTCAAACATCTCATCCAATTCATCTGTATTAGTCATTTGATCAATCCAATACTCCTCATACTGATCATCCATATAGATATCATCCCACAAATATTGATCCATATAAACAGTATTACGTTCCAATAATATCTCAAACAAATAATCCGCCAAATCATGATCATAATAATAAACATGCTCATTAATATTCATTTCATCATTAGTAGGTTTCAAAACATAAACCTCATAACCATCGGCAGTAGACTCATTATAACACTGATAATCCATCCCATCAAAATTTGTATCTGATATTACATCTTCATATTCGTTGCCCCAATATTGGTGTACTATTTGCTTTATTCTATCAATTGTAATTTCCATAATTCTGTATATACGTAGGTTAATAATTAGGTGTGTTAAAAGAACCTTTCGAATTTTGCTTCTCTATATTGTTGCGCCTTTGCTTTCTCCTTCTTCGCTCATCTGCTTTCGCCTTTGCTTCCTTAATATGGCTTAAATCATTTCTCCAAGCCGACATTACACTAACTGTTTGTCTTATACTATTATTTCCCATTTTTGTTTTTACTTTAATATACGAACCTTTTTATAACCCATCACGTTCTTTTTGTCTTTCTCTTTGTTCTTTATAACGAATACGTTCATCTATCTTATTAGAATCATAATATTCTTCAATACGTTGTAACCTCCATTTCACATCACCTATTTCTTCTACTATTTCTTGTGTAAAATCTATTCTAGGTTTATTTAACTGTTGAGTAATTATTAAAGCTAGTTCCATACATTCCTCTACTAACTTTTTATGATCACGATTTGCTTTACCTATATTCATATTTCTTTTATTAATATTTTCATTTTATGTGGTGCTGTTTCTTGGCCCCCAAAGAATGGAAACAGTGAATATTTCCTACCTGACCAATCAGGAC